TAGTGTATCTTGCAGTGTAAGTTTCTTGAGCATTGTCAAAAACTACACCTGAACCTTCAGGTTTTACTTGAGCATTAGCGAAACCAGATAACATAACTTCTTCTTCAAAAGCTCTGTCTGATGTTTCTGTTGCATATATCTCAGCATGTTGATTTTCGTAACGTTTGTATTCCAAGCCGAACAGTGCGTTCAAACCTGGCTCTAGTTCTTTAACTAGTTGTCCTCGTGATATAGCCATAATTTAATCTCCTATTCTGCTATTATACGCCAGCTGTTGCTTTTAAGAAGTGCTCATTGATCATTACAACAAAGTTTACATGCGATGCAGTTAAATCATTGTTCTTAATGTCTTTTGAAACACCAACCACTCTTAGTTGTCCACTAGCTGTCGACACAGTTGAGTCGTCTAGTTCAACACCTGAAAGGTGATCGTGTGTACTTCCTGCTGCATAAGTGATGTCATAGTTCATAAAAACATCAGTTTGTGCAGAAGCTGTCGTGTTGTCTGATTGAATCTCAAATCTCTCGTAAGGATCTGAAGATACAAAGCCTACGATATCTGTAGCAGTATTAGCTGCTAATAGATGGTTCGCAAACGTTGGTTTACTTGTATTCGCGTCAGTAAAGAAAACTCCGTTTAGAGCTCCTAGTAAAGAATCACCTGCCGCTGCTACACCGATAGTTCCAGTATTTAATGCTTTTACTGGATCTTGACCGAATATAGCGCCTGCTGATGCTGCAATACTAAATTCTGCTAAACCTTGGTTGTCTCTATTCTGACCGATTTTTCCTATTGCTCTTAAGCCGAAAGGACTATCTTGGTTTGCCATAGTTTATCTCCATTGTTTAATTTAATTGATGTAACTAGAAATTG